GAGTTCGGTTGGCTTCCACTACTATCTGACATCCAAGGCTTCGCCAAGGCTGTCAAGAACAGTGGAGCAATCTTGAATCAGTACCGAAAAGGTTCTGATGTCAAGATCCGTGAACGATACGACGTAGGAGGACTTGACCAATCGCGTGTACTGTCAGGAGGGATCCTGTGCAGTCCGACGGATGGCAATGTCGTCCTATCAGGGGGACAACTCGAGCATCAAAGGAGAAGAAGTTGGTTTAGTGGTGCCTTTCGGTACCACATTCCAACCTCTGATACCCAGCTCGGGAAGTTCCAACAGTGGATGAGTATGTCTGACCACCTTCTCGGGTGGAAAGTTACTCCTGAAACTGTTTGGAACATTGCACCCTGGTCCTGGGCCGTCGATTGGTTTTCTAATACTGGCGATGTAATCGCCAATATTAGTAACCTTGGAAAAGACGGCCTCGTGTTGCAGTATGGATACTCCATGGCTGAAAACATCCATGAGATCGATACTTGGGCTCTGATTGAGAACAAGACAGCGACGCGTAGTATCAAGAAACACTACAAGCGTCGTCTGCCTGCAACACCATATGGTTTCGGTGTCAATCTGGATGCTCTTTCGAGCAAACAGATCGCCATCATCGCGGCGTTAGGTCTTTCCAGGACTTAACGTCGTGACAACCCTTCCTATCTTATCCAGATAGGAGGGTGGGGCTCTATACCTTAGAGTCCTGACTTCCACGTTCGGCACAAAACCATGCCGATCTTCATAGAAGAGGACTGCCTCCATGGCATTCACTGACCCCCAAGCAGTGACTATCAACGCCGTTTCGCAGACGTTGCCCCGGATTTCATCCGGTGTCAACTCTGGCGTCTTCCAGAAGGATGACGCGTCGGTCAAGCTCTCCGTTTCGCACACATACGCGAAGGGACGGGCTCGGCGATTGATTCGGCTCGATCACGCCAAGGTCGCCGCTGACCCGCTTATGGCGGGTATCAACGTGCGAGCCACTGGCGCGGTGTACCTGGTCACGGATTTTCCGCAGACTGGTTACACTGTCGCTGAAGCGAAGCAGATCGTGGATGCGCTTACTGCGTATCTCACGGCTACTTCCGGCGCCCGCGCCACCCAGCTTCTGGGTGGAGAAAACTGACGTGTTGCGCTCCGTTGGTGACGGAGACGACACGCTTGAGTTTCCACCGGTAACGGTGCATGAAACTCATGTTCGGTCGCGGACTGCTGCCGACTACATTGTTGTCATTGCCGGAGTGATTGCATCACTCTGGGCTGTCAGCAGTCTCACCATCGTGATTTCGATCGCTTTGGTGAGGTAGTCGGTTAGAGGGTCATAGGAGGCTAGGGATCGACTACCACGAAAGTGGGCCGATGAAAAGCCTGATGGTCCTGTGGAAGCAGCTATCCATTGAATTGGGTAGCTGGTGTCACGTCAGCACCACTCTCGACTACAAAAAGCTCGAGAGGCGAGTCGAAAACGAAGGGCTATCGTTTCTAACGATTACCCTTCCGCGCTTCGGACGAGACTTCGAGAGAAGTCTTGAAGTCGGCGCGATAGATCGACAGTCTTTCCAAGGTTTTGCATGGAAAGATGGTCTCCCCCTATTTCTAGGAGGTTTCCTCGATCGCGTTTTCGATTCTGTAAGTGGAGTGCTGCTTGACGAACCCTGCAAAGATTCCATCTTCGCGATACGTCAGCTTTCGCTGATGTTCAAGAAGATCGAGTTCCCAGTCTCTGAAGACAAGGTAACTCGCGCTTTGCTTGGGTACGTACAAGTAGAAGAGGAAGTCGAAGCAGCCGACAAGGTACTTACTCAAGAACTCAAGGATGAGTTCATGAGGGTCGGTGCTCTTCTCTTCGAAGATGTGTTTTCCGAACTAGACCGTGAGGTCTGGGAAGGGACACTTCTTCCGAAGCATGGTCCTGGGTCAACTGCTGATGGTCTTCTCGGAAACGAGAAGTACTACCAGACACAGTGGACTCAGCGTTTGGAGCGCGTATTTCCATTCCTGGAGAACGTCGTCCCATCCGCCCGGTATCACCGGGAACTCGACCATGTCGCCTTCCTGGAGCCTGAGGACGAAACACCCGTGAGGGTTATAACCGTCCCCAAGACGCTGGAAGCTCCAAGGATCATAGCTATCGAGCCAACCTGCATGCAGTTCATGCAGCAGGCC